GATAGATTTCAAACTTGTTTGGTTTGATCCCACGAATCACTTTCCAAACAGTCTTACCAATCGTAAACTGAACTTTCACAACAGTATCCTTCTCATTAATTGAGTTAACTAGTTGTGGTTTGTTGATCTTACGAAATGGTTTATTGAACAGAACAAAACAAAGCGCATCAAGAAGTGTGCTCTTGCCTGCGCCGTTTGACCCTTGAATTAGAGTCGATTGACTTTTATCTAGTTTGATTTCAGTCTCTTGATCACCAGTGGAAAGGAAGTTTTTCCAACTAATACTGTTAAAAATAATCATGTGGGAGGGATCACAATGTCGTCAGGGTTGATAATGCAGTAATTATAACCGTATATTGCACAGTTATGGATAACGATTTCTTTTTCTACTTCTGTAACCTCTAAGTTATCCTTATATCCATCTGCATCCAACAACCCAAGATACCTCACTGCATCATCTTCTTCTTCAAAGATTTGAACAGTTTTGAGACCATCTTTGTTAGTCACGGCATAAACGCCGCCATGATTGTCGGATGTTAGGATGAACATTAGGTTTCGCAAGCTTCCAAATATAGCGTTTTGATAATGTCTTTTACAGACTGTTTGTCTGCTTGACATTCAGAATCATCAATATATCTTTCTAGAAGGGAGAGAGTATCTTCAGTCTCCAAATGCTCAACCTCGTCTAACTCAACCGAAAGGTCTTCGATGATTTTGAGATCGACCACACCTACATCATATAGCAAAGAGACCACCTTGTCAAATTTGACTTGATCCTTCTTTTCTTCTACCACTAGTTTTACATATTTATCTTTGTACTGATCCATGTCAATTTGAACACTATCATTGTAAAATATTTTTTCAAAGATGGTGTATGGATTGCGGTAGAATTTTAGATCAAGAGTCTCTGTATCTAAGATGTGAAATCCTTTCCTAGTCTTGTAATCATTCCAATAAAGTTCGTATGGATTTCCCAGATAGTGAATGTTCTTTTTATTAGACTTGGTGTGATAATGTCCAGAAAGAACTTTCTCAAATTTAGCAAATGGATCTGAAGAGTATCCGTGCTCCATTACAAGCCCAGGGACAGCCTCAAAACCAGTAAACTCAAGATGACCAACGCACAAGCGAGAGGTACTTGATTCCAGTAATCTGTAGGTGTCATCCCTATTTGAATCACATATCCAAGGTACGCAAAAAATAGAAAGACCACCAATGTTGAGTTCAGTAGGAACATCAACAACCTGTATGTTTCCAAACTCTCCCAACAAGAGATCTGGGGAATTAACTCGTAGAGTGTTTTTGTAGTAAATGTCATGGTTGCCTACCAGCATCGTCATGCTGACACCCATCTGTTCTAGAGGGGTGAACCACATTTCCTTTGCTGCCTCTAAGGAATTGAAATTAACCGATTTACGTCGATCAAAAGTATCCCCGAGGCACAACACATGCTCAATGCCAAACTTTTTTATGAAAGGAATGACTACCGTAGAATAAAACTTTCTGTAATATTCGACATACACTAGGGAGTCATTGCGGACACCGAAGTGCTGATCGGTAATAACCAAGACCTTCATAATCAATACCTGTTGTTGCTTTCGATTTTAGATTTGATTGCATTGTAGTCAGACTCGTAGTTCTCCGAGAAGAACACTTCTTCGTATCCAGTCTTCTCAATAATTTTATCCTTGATTTCCATTTGCTTTTTCTCTTTCGCAATGCGACGGAGGAAAGCATAGTAAATAACTTGGGTAAAATATGCAAAGGGATTAGATGACTTTGCTGGATCGAAATTGTCAATATATTGAAGACAGTTTTCGATACCGTCGCAGATCATGTCATCCTTGTACATGTAGTTGATGAAGTTAGGACGGTACGAAAGATGAGTTGCAATCTTTAGAAAGCACTCTCCCAAATACTCAGGTACTCTGGGTTTCTTTTGTTCGTTTTCTTTTGCTTCTTCAACACTTTTACGGTACTTCACGAGTTCAGCAAGGAACTCCTTGTTATCTAGATAGTGTTGTTTTTTTGGTTTCATAGAACTTGTTCTCTATGGGACTATCTTAACATTGTCGTCGCGTCCTGTCAACAGGGCTTGACAAGTTCCTTATTTCCCAATAGAATAACACTGTAGGGGTTCAAGAGATGTATTAGCTACTTAGAGGTATCTAAGTTCTTGTAGATGTGTTCAAGTGATTTACGAATATCTGAGATCTTTCCCTTGTGCCCCATCGTTGAGTCTAGATTGACTCTACTTTCTTTTGCTCGTTCTTCACCGCCGTCTAGTTTTGCAAGAAACATTTCATACATCATGATTACTTCTTGCGAACAACCAGCGATGCAAACTACGTCTTTTTCTCTTACGATAAAGAAGTCTTCATCTGAAAAGTTAATCCATTTATTTAGACCAACACCCTTAGACATCTTGCCTTCATCTTCTTTGATGACAACAGTAATTTCCAAAGGATCTTGAATGTAAACAAGGGTTTCGTTTGTTTCCTCTTCTACAGAGGCAAAACCTTTTCCGATAATCTCATCACCAGAGATTAACTTAACATTGAAGTAGCATTCTTCATCATGTCGTATGTAATTAATCATAGGACTCCTTGAGTTTAATTTCTACGATTTCATAGTCAAAGTTTTCTTCATTATAAATTTTGATGCGTTCATATAAATGGTTCAATGTGAAGTTGTTGAAATCTCCTGCGGAGATGTCGTCTGCAAAATCGTAAAGAACTGCTTGGTTTTTGTTTTCTCCTTTTCTAAGAATTCTTCCTATAGACTGAAGATTACGAACACGCGATTTAGAAGGTGATGCAAAGATCACATTATGAAGATTACGAATATTGATACCAGTTGAAAATGTTCCGTAGGATGCAACAATGATCGCGTTAGATTCTTTTTCGCAAATTTGTCTTGCTTGTTCTCGTTCCGCAGTGTCTACACCCCCGTGGATGAAGAACACCTTCCTAGTATCTCCTACCTTATTATTTATAAGGTCAAAAAGAACCTCACCATGACGCTCCACATAGTTGAAGAGTACCAGAGTGTTTCCATCCAGATCTACAGATAAATTTCTTATCAGTTTGTTTCTACCAGAATTAGAGATGATGTAATCAATCTCATCTTGATAAGATTCAAACCTACGTTTTTTGTGTTTTAATAGTAGAACCTTAATTTTTAATCTGCTTACATGACCTGCCTTCATCAGGTCTTTAGTTTTTGTAACTTGATTGCACTTACCAAACACACCCTCAAGAACAAGTTTATTAGTTTCGCTGCCATCTAGAGTTCCAGTGAATCCAATTCGATATTTACAATCATGCAACTTAGTCATAATCCCTGTTAAGGATTTTGCTTTTGCTAGGTGTGCTTCATCAACAATTACAGCATCATAACCGTTGAACCACTTCTTATCTTCTTTGTAGATTGACTGCCATGTAGTAATGACTACATCCGAATCAATGCCATACTTCTCCATACCAGAATAGATCTTGTGGCAGTGCTCGGATGCTCGCCACCCATACTCTTCAAAGTCCTTATACATCTGCTCTACAAGAGATGTTGTCGGAACAATAAGAAGGATGCGTCTTCCCGCATTCACATGGTATCTGATGATGGAATAGATCATCAAAGATTTACCTGATGCCGTAGGAGACAGCAGGAGTCTGCGATTATATTTTAGTGCTTCATAGATTGCCTTGTACTGATAATCTCTGACCTTATGCGGAAGATGTAGGGACTTCACAAACCCTACAGTTGCCTCAGGCGAAATCATCTCATTGGTTTCGTGTGGATGACCATAGAACTTACAGTCTTCAAACTCGTAAGTATATCGTCTTTCATTACACCACTCTTCCAGATACTCAAGCAATCCACAGTACAGTTCACCTGTACCAGGGGAGTAGAGACGGATCTTACCATCCCAAAACTTTTTTCTATAATGAGGCATGAACTTTGCGTTCGGGACCTCAAATGTAAAATATTCTGCTAGTTCAACATTTATATGCGGTTCTGCCTCAATCTTCAAATAGACTTCGTTTTTCTTACGAATCTTCAGATCCATTCTATACTCCAGATTTGAATCTTTCCCACTCGATTGCGTTTTTGATTTGGTAGGAACGATTATTCACCATTTTCAAAATGCTTTCAAGGTACGAAAGTATTTGTTCTATGTAGTCCAGTTTGTATTGTGCTTTCTGAACATCTTCATCCGCATCAATAAACATTGTGATCTCTTCTTTAGTAGTAAGTTTTAGATCAAAAGGCATCTCTTTATAGAGTTCTTTCGGTGCCTTACCTTTGTAATACTTCCACTTATCGCGAATCAAAGACTTGAGTTTGTACTCATTCTCCTTTTTCATCATGTAGAAAGTATTGAAGAGTTCATGGTATTTCATGTGCAACTGAGGAACACGCAATGATTCCTCGCAAAGAAGATCCTGATCCATCTCAGAATCTTTCTTCCACATGGATTGAATTTCATCTAGAGTCATAATAAATTAATGTAGTTTATACGCCTGTTCCTTCTGGGAACCATTGTGCTTTAGTCAGTCTCTGTCCGTTCAAGGACCTCAATTCATACATTGAATATCTGAACGTTGCTCTAGCACGGAAGAAGTTATTGTCCGTAAGAGTTGCATCAAACTCAAGAGTTGAGAGTGAGACGGGGAACATGTCCATGAAAACGACCTGGAAGTTAGATGCCATTCCGTTTGTCAATACAGTTAGTGTACCATCACTAAACTTGTTTACCACTTGATCGCGACCAGTAGTGACTTCTTTTTCGTATTTTGCTCTCTCTGCATAATTGTCGGGAACACCAAGTGGTCTCAACCAGTTATGAAGTTCTAGATAATTTTCTAGATTTTCATCGACAAGAAACTCGATACTAAAATCTCCAAATACAAAGTTTCCATCAATAGGATACCTTTGGAATGGGGTAGGAACTTCTACCGCACCGATACTAACGTCAGGAATCTGAACTGACTGCGCCAAGAATGTTGCCTTGGGTGCTTTCTCCAAG